CCGTCACCGCGATGTCGACGCACGGCGTCGGGCTGTATGTGATGGCCGGCGAGTTCGCTGACGGCATGGCTGTGGCTATCCCATCAGGCTACGCCGACGCCGACGAACTCGATCCCGGCATTACCGATGCCATTCTGCGGTACACGTCGCATCTCTATGAAAATCGCGAGATCCTCGTAATCGGCACCGAGGCGCAGTCGCCGGGCTGGATGACCGATGTGATATCGACCTACTGGATGCCGCGGGCATGAAAACTGTCTTTATGGAACGCGACTTCGACTATCCGCTGCATCCGCGCCGCACCGTGCGGTTTCGCGGCGGCGTCACCTACGCTCGGGTGCTGGAGATCGCTGCCCGCGAGATCGAGCGCCACGGGGCCGGCAGGGTTATATCTCCTTGCGATCCTGCCGGCAGCTATCTGACCCGCGACATGGTCGACGCCGGCCACACATTCCGAAAGGGCAAGCGTTAAATGCCGGCGCCGGAGTATGGCGCGGGCAGCCTGCGCTATCGTTTGAAGTTCTCCGAGCGCGACGACGTTGAGGACGAATATGGCAACGTCTCGACCGGCTGGCTCGAGCGGTTCACCGTTTCCGCCAACATCACCGCCAAGGTCGGCGGCGAGGCGGTCGACGCTGCCAGGCTGGCAGGGCGGCAACCGGTTGTGCTGACGGTGCGACGATCGCCCGACACCCGGCTGGTGACCACCGACTGGAAAGCCACCGATGTCGAGAACGGCACCGAGTTCAATATCCGAACCGCGATCGACCCGTTCGTCGGCGACAGCCAGCACGGGATCTGGATCGAGATGATCGCCGAAACCGGGGTGGCGGTGTGAGCTATTCCGATCCGGCGCTGGCGATGCAGAAGGGTACGCTGTCGCTGATGAAAGCCGGCGCCACCGGCGTGCAGACCGGTGGGCGCATCTATGACGGCGTGCCGGGCGGGGCGGTCAAACCCTATGTCAGTTTCGGGCCGTTCCAGATGCTGCCGGAGCATGGCGATTGCCTTGATGGCGGCGAGGCGTTCCTGACGCTCGATGGCTGGGCGGCGGGGCCGGACACCGTGCAGGTCAAGAAGCTCGGCGCCGCCATCGCATCCGATCTCGATCGCGCCGCGCTGGTGGTCGACGGCCAGCGGCTGATCGAACTGTCGATCGAGCAGATCCAGTACATGCGCGATCCCGACGGCATCACCGCGCACGCAGTGGTCACGGTGCATGCCTGGACCGAACCGACTGGCGTGGTTGCGGGGGCGCCGGTTAATACCGCACCGCCGACCATCTCTGGCTCTACAGTTGTCGGATCGGATTTGACGACCACCACCGGCACATGGACGGGAACCGAATGAGCTACGCCTATCAATGGAAACGCAACGGTGCGTCCATCTCAGGGGCGACGGCAAACACCTATACACAGGTGACGGCCGACATCGGCGCGATGATTACAGCGACGGTGACGGCAACCAATGCCGCAGGCAGCACCAGTGCAACCGCAACAGCGGTGGGTCCGGTTCTGACTGCGGCACCTGTCAACTCGGCGCTGCCTGCTATCACTGGCAGCACAGTGCAGGGCGGTGTTCTCACCGCCACCACGGGGACATGGTCGGGTTCGCCCACTTACGCCTACCAGTGGAAGCGCGGATCCACCAACGTCGGCACCAACGCCAATACCTACACGACGGTGGTCGGCGATATCGGTTCAACAATAACGGTGGTGGTTACAGCCACCAATGCGTTCGGCAATGCGAGCGCGACATCGGCAGCGGTGGGGCCGATTACATCGGCGGCTGTCGCACCGGCCAATACGGCACTGCCGGCGATCTCGGGTAGCACGGTTGTAGGCAACCTGCTGACGGCAACGTCAGGCACATGGACGGGTTCGCCTACACCGACCTACGCCTACCAGTGGAAACGTGGCGCCACGAATGTCGGAACCAATGTCAACACCTACACGACGGTGTCGGGCGATATCGGGTCGACGATCACGGTAGTGGTGACGGCGACCAACAGTGCGGGCAATGCCAGTGCCACGTCGCTGCCGACAGCGACAATCACGGCTGGCAACGTTGCGCCGTCGAACTCTGTTGCTCCGGTTATTTCGGGGTCGACGGTGACTGGCGGTGTGCTGACCGCTACGAACGGAACGTGGGCTGGGTCGCCGACACCGACGTTCAGCTATCAGTGGAAGCGCGGTGCGACCAACGTCGGGACCAGCGTTAACACCTACACGACGGTGGTCGCCGACGAGGGGTTCAACATCACCTGCGTTGTGACCGGGACCAACGTGGCGGGCAGTGCCAACGCTACGTCGAACGCATTGGGTCCGATTACGGCGCCCAGCTTGACCGCGCCGGTCCTGGTATGGACCTCGGGGCCGAGCGTGCTAGATCCCGTGTTCACCGCGACCTATACCGCCGCGGTCGCAGACACCCTGACGCTGGAGATCGACAACAACAGCGATTTTTCCAGTTTGTTTGACAGCGAAGCGAATGTACTCGATGCGGGCGAGGTTGCCGCCGGCACCGTTACATACGCCGGGATATCTACGCTCTCGGGCGGCGTCACCTACTATGCGCGCCTGAAGTTGCAGCGCGGCGCCGCCAGCGTCTATTCCAATACGGTCAGCCAGACGATGGCTGCAGCAGGTATTCTCACGCCAGAGATCGATCTGGCGGGCGTGTATGACAAGGGGCTATCTTCCACCGATAATATCACCAACGACAGCACGCCGGTTTTCGATGTTGTTTGCTTTACGCCGCCGCTGGCGGGGGATATTATCGAGATTGCCAAGGATGGCGTGTCGGTATCCAGCGCCACGCTGACAGCCAATGATATCGCTGGCACGACAGCGCCCGATCTCGGCCAGGCGCCGCTAGCGAATGGGACCTACACATTCACGGCGCGGCATAAGCGTGGTGCTGATATCAGTTCATACTCGGCGGGGGTGTCGGTTACGATCGACACTGTGGCTCCTGTGCTGACGGTCCCCGGTGCTGCGCAAAATGGCTCGGTGCCGAGCGCCGTGGATCTGTCGGTAACCACCAACACCGGGCAGGGCAGGATTTACTGGACCATCCAAGATGCGGCGGTGGCCGCTCCGTCGATCGCGCAGATCATTGACGGTATGGGTCCGGATAACCTGTATGTGATTTCGGGCCGCAGCGGCAGTTTTGCGGTATCTTCCACCGGCACGAAGACTGCGAGCGGGACGGTCAGCGTGTCCGGCAGCTTCAGGGCATACTTCACGCAGACCGACACGGCCGGCAACAACGCCACGGTAGTGACGCCCGCGGCACCATGGACGCATAGCATTGGATCATTCACAGCCAACGGCGTCGGAGGCTTCGACGGCTCGACTACCTATCTGACCAACACGGGCCTCGCCAGCAGTATCCCGGCGGGCAAGCAGGGCCTGATATCGTTTTGGGTCAAGATGCTTGGTGGCGCCGCCACGGAGCGTTTTGTATTTTCGCTGTCGACAGGCGGTGCTGTAAAGTTCTGGTGCAGTGTCACCGCAGCCAACCTCGTCGTGATTAGGGGGCGCAATTCAGGTTCTATTGATGTTCTAACGATGTCGAACGCATCCGCTGGAACGCCATTCACACCACCGCCCACCGGGTGGATACATGTTGCGATGTGGTGGGATCTGTCGCTGGCAACACCTAACGGAGGGGTTTACATTAACGGTGCGCTGGATATGGCGACCACCAAAACTTTCACCAATGATTTTATTGCCTACAATCAAACGATCATGAATATCGGGGCCAGTGCGACACCGGCTCTAAAGCACTTCGGCAGTCTTTCAGAACTCTACATCAATCTGCACGAGACGCTGGACCTTGGCGTTCCGGCGAACCTGGCAAAGTTCATTGGTGGCGGGGCGCCGGTGGCGCTGGGCGCAACTGGTACGCTGCCGACCGGCACGCAGCCTGAATTTTACCTGGGCGATAACAATACATTTGCTGACTGGGGCACCAACAACGGCAGCAAGGGTAACTTCACCACGCCTGCCGGGGCACTTACTTCAGTGACAGGACCACCGTAATGGCCAAACGCGGGATCGTTATGGTTGGGCAATCCAACCACAAGACTGGGTATGCCTACAACCGAGATGACTGGTCTCGTGGTGATCCGCGCATGTATCAGTTTAAGCAGGACGGCACCACTGTTCTCGCAACGCAAGCGATGGACACGCCGGGTAGTTGGGCCGACAAGCCGTTTACGGCTTCACTCTGGTATCTCGTCCGCGACTATCTGATCCCGCGCAACCCCGGCGTGGATTATTGCATCGTGCCGGTGGCCGCTGGCGGGTCCACCTTCCCCGGTGGGTGGCACGCCCCGCATCCGCCCGACTACGCCACGGGCGGAACGAACTATCTATTTGCTGTCGCGCAGATGAATGCGTTTCTTGCCGCCGAGGTGGGTAACACCATCGACGTTGTAATTTTGCAGAACGGTGAAGATGACACTAATGCTGCCAGCAGCAATCTTGGATACTATGGCGGCTCCTATGGCCTGTCGGACTATGCTGCCTATACGCGATATGTTGTCGAGTTCGTTGCCGGTATTCAGGCGGACGTGCCGGGCGGTAACTCCGGCGGCGTTCGGACGTGGCCGCTTCTGATCGGGGCAATGCCGCCGGACATTGTCTATTCCCCCACGTTTCCGATTTTGCCGAACTACCCGTCTGGAATTGGCGTGTCGGCCGATGGTACCGCTCACAATAATTCCGCCGCGATACCGATCTGGGAAGCCTGTCGGGACATGCCTGGCGTGATCTCGAATTGCGGCTTTGTCGATCCGCTTAACCCGGTCAAGATATCCGTTCATGCCGGTACAGCCACCGATGGCACGGGCCACGTATGGCTCAATTCAACCGAGTACTGGATACATTACGATCAGCCAGGACTGCAGGAGATGGGCCACCGGCAGTTCAAGCAATACATGAAGCTGAAAGGCATTGGCACTGTCATCACCGTTGCTTTAGGCGAGGCTACCGATACCACAGCGCCAACCATCACCACGCCATCGACGGCCAATGTCGATGAGGGAGTTGTTCTGGCGATTGCGCTGACAGCGAGTGAGGCCGTGACGTGGACGCTGACGAGCGGCGGTTCCAATTTTGAAATATCGGGCACCACGCTGCGATGGCTGGGTAACGGAACCAAGGCGTGGACGGGCGTGGTCGACGCTTATGTTGCGCAAGTCAGGGCGACGGATACCGCGAGCAACTTCACCGATAAAACCATTACGGTGACGGTGCAAAAGGTCGTTGCATCGACTGCACGCAGCTTCAGTGCGGAGGGCATCAGTATCACAGGGACCACCGGGGCAAGGGAATGGAGCGCCGAGGGCGTTTCGTTCGTGGAGAGTTAAATGACAGACAGGTTTGTACGATCTGGCGGTACTGGCGGGGCGTGGACCGGGACCGTAGTGACAACGCTTACGGCCGGGCTGGCCGCCCCGACGGTGGCAGGGGATGATATCTACATCGCGGTGGATCATACGGAGACGAACGCCACGGCCACCACATATCTTTCGTTGGGCACGGCGACGTTGCCATGCCGGATTTTTGTCGCCGATCATACTGTGGCTTTGGTGGGCGGCACGCCTCCTGCGTCCGCATTGGTCCATACACCGACTGTCACGATCGGCACAACGCTCGCGTCCAACCTGACAATGACGGGCGTTGTCTCGCACTGTGAGGGAATTATTTTCAGTGCGGGCAGCGGCGCTAATATTGCCCATGCCATATTCACCGGCCAGTGGAATTTAAAGAACTGCAATGTTTTTCTAAGCAATACGTCGGTGACATCTGCTGTCCGCGCGACTGGTTCCAATGTGACAAGGACTACGTGGGACAATGTTTCAATATCATTTGCCGTGGTCAATCAAGGTATCGCGACACAAGGCGGTGAGTTCTTATGGAAAAATAGTGTTGCCCTCCACGCATCATCATTGACACCGTCACTCGGACTATTCGGGGCTTCCGGTTATGGCAACGTTACGTTGCGCGGCGTTGATCTGACTAATGTTACCGCCGCCAGAAACCTGGTTGGTGGTAGCTTTTCCGTTTCGTTTTCACTAACGCTGATCGGCTGCAAGGAACCTGCGGGATGGGCAAGTGCAAACCGTTTCGGGACGCAAATCGGCGATTTCGTCACGGTGATTGGGGACCGTGTCGACAGCGGTGCGATCAACTACACCAAATATAAGGAAGATTTTTTCGGCACACAGATTACAGATGCATCTGTCACCCGAACCGGCGGTGCGACTGACGGTACCACACCGACATCGTGGAAGATCGACACCTCGACAAAAGCCAAGGCCAAACCCAACAGGCCGTTCCGCTCCACGCCGCTGGTGATCTGGAACGACGTTACCGGCACCAACCGCGTGGTGACGGTTTACGGCCGGGCCGCGGCGCTTCCGGTCGATGCCGACATCTGGCTTGAGATTGATTACATGGGATCCAGCGCAAGTCCGTTAAGCACCATCTCGGTAACATCGCCAGTTACATCTGATGCTTCGGCGTGGAGCGGTTCCACCACGTCTTTCAAGATGACGGCGACGTTGTCCGCGCCGCAGCCTGCCATGAAAGGCCCGATTACCATTCGGGTCTGCGTAGGCGGGCAGAGTATCTACTACATTGACTGGCAACCGGTTCTAAGTTGAGGGTGATGTAGTGCCAGCCACACTGAACTTTTCGTCTGTTGGCGGCGGGGATACTATCCCATCCGGCTGGCAGGCTTTTCCGTTGGGAGATGGCGGTTATATAATCGGCCTCAATGTGTCCGCTGCTGGCGCTGCTGGCGGGGCCTACTGCAAAACAGATGTCGCTGGCGCATATCACTGGAATGGGTCGACGTGGCAGCAGGTTTGCAGCGTCACGTCGATGGGTGTTACTCGGGCGCCGACAGCAAATGGCGTTTGGGAAATTGTGGGGGCGCCAACAAACTTTTCCAAGGCTTACATGGTCTACGGCGACATCGACAGCACCGTCGTTTCCGGAAACTATGCGGTATATATCAGCAGCAACTCCGGCCAGACCTCCTGGACCAAAACGCTGACATTCAGCACAAACCAGACCGTGCTATGGGGCATGGACGGTCATGATCTTCCTAATTCGGCGCGTCTCAGGCTCACCAATCAGAAGATGGTCGTTGACCCCGTCAATCCGAATGTCGCCTATGTTGGCATGCCGTTCGCGGTCACGCTGACCGGAACACATGCCGGCAGTACTGCAAGCGTATTCCGGACACTGGATGGCGGAGCGACGTGGAGTGTTGTCCCTGGACTGCCTGCACCGGCAAACTATCCCGGTTATGCCGGAATGTGCATCGACAAGTCTTCCGCGACGACCAGCTTTGGCGGTCAGTCGGTCAAGAGCAGAATTATCCTGCCGTGCCCTGGCGTCGGCGTTTACGAAAGCACGAATGGCGGTTCGAGCTTTACCAAGGTCAGCAGCGATCCGACGCCGCCGACAACACTTTCAATCACCACGACGCAGGCCAACTCGATCATCATTGTACAGATACTGTGCTATGGCATCAGCCAGGTTGTAAACGTCACGAACACTGGCACGTCGGCTCTGACGTGGACGCTGCGGTCGGGGCCGAACCGCAACGATTTCCTGCAACTGTTTCTCTACGAGTATTATGCGGTAGCACCGAGCGCCGGAACTTATAATGTCAGCGTCAACTATGTCGACGGCGCACTCGCGTATCTGACCAATTCGACCAACACCGCTTCTTGTACGGCGGGGACAATTACCGGGACAGCCTTCACAGAGGCCGGGACGACAACTGGCGCGTTCGCTATCGGGCAGGAATTGACGGGGACCGGGTTGCCTGCAAGCACGGCGAGCGCGGTCGTCGGCCTCGGTAACGGAATATACATCGTGAGTGGGTCAAGCCCGAATTGGGTGATCAATAGCCCGTACACGCTCACCGCGCGCGTTATTAACGGTCGCACCCGTGTTGCCAATGAGGTCAACGTTTTTGCGGTGAAGGGCTGCGATGTCAGCGCCATGCCTGACTCGGCGTTCGATAGCGGTGGCCCGCAGATAAGTAACGCCGCCAATGCCCTGGTGCCGATCACGACCGTCGCCAACAACTGCCTGGTGTTCGTGTTTGGGTATTCCAAGAACGTCCCTGGAACGACGACGGCGGAATCCGGCTACACGGCCATGGGAATGTCTGGACTTCCATCGTTCTGGTCCCAGATCTCGACCTCTCCCGTGGCTGCAGGACTGCGGTCGCCGGGATCGACAGTCAATTCACATGGGCTGCTCAGTGACGCTTTGAAGCAAGGCGCTGGAATGACCATCGCGCTTGATGGTACCGCTGTATTTGCGACCAGCAATCCGGCTCCCTGCAACCAGCCGGTCAGCATCTTTACCGCGCAGATGGATAACGCTGGGACGTACTGGTGTGTCGACGGGCCGTTTCCGAAATCACAAGGAGGTGTCTGGCGCTACAAATCTTCAGTGTGGGAGCGCGTCAGCGGCTCGCCTGGGGCTGTCGCCGCGGGTCTGACCTTCGCAACTCCGTCGGCTGGTTCTGCCGGAAATGCGATCTGCGTTGACCCGAGACCTGGCAAGGAGGGATTTATTACCTTTACCGGGCCTTTCTCTCTATATCGTGGTTTCCAGACGCAGAACGGAAATGCCTCGTTAGCTTCCATGACCTGGAACGGTGTGACGGGAGGCACGCTGACAACCAACGTATCGTCGTCTATCCCGTGGTTTGATACTGGAGCGACTACGAGCCAGGGCAAGCCTGTGGGCGATATGGTGATTGATCCTGTGACTGGTCAGTATTGGGCAAGTGGAGAAGGATCCTACGAGATTGATTCTGATTTGCGTTATGCTTCGACCGGATTCATTTGCAACTCCAACAATCTGAGCCAGGGCCAGGAAGAAATACTGGTGGCGGATGTCCTGGCGATACCCGGCGCGCCGAACTTGTTGGTCGGGTGTGAAGATATGTTAACACTCCTGACTGACTTGCCTCGCCACCCGTCAGCGCAGGTTGGGCCGGCGCACGTTGATTCCCACAATTGGGGACTGGATTACGCTTCCGACAATCCTGCATTTGTGTGGGCATTCACCACAGGTCTCGCCACGGCGCGCGCGTCTTGTTGGAGCAACAACTACGGCGCGGATGGGTCTTGGGTTTATCCGACTACTTTCCCGCCTGTCGCTGGAAGTCTCGGCGGCTGCATGGCGTGCGCAACAACTGGCGCGGATGGGTTGTCGGCATCCAACGCAACAGCCAACGTCGTTATTATTCCCGGTGCGGGGACTGTGACGCCGGTATACACGCTAAACAATGGGGCCACTTGGCCTTCCTGCGTCGGCCTTCCAACTCAAAGCTACATAGGCACAAAAGAACGACCGACCAAATTGCTTGCGGCGGACCGCGTCACCATCGGCACCTATTACTGCTACGCACCCGGCACGGGTGTTTATCGATCCACCGATTTCGGCGCAAATTGGACGTTGCGAACCCCTGGGTTCATCGTTCCCGGAGGCGGCGGATCAGGCGCGGGGTATATGCTGCTGCCGGTCCCCGGCTATGCTGGGCATCTCTGGTTGGTTGGGAACAATGCTTCGCTCGGGACACAGCAGCTGAACTACTCAACGGACGGCGGGGCCAACTGGGCGCAGGTGGCTGGCGTGACCAATGCCACTAACCCCGGCGGTACATCCACCCCGATCTATCTTGCGCTGGGCAAGGCCGCTCCCGGCAATCCGTATCCGACACTTCTGACCTACGCCAAGATCAGTACGGTCGATGGCTTCTATCGCGGGGTGTGCAATGGCGCGGGGCCGGCCAGTGGATTTACCTGGACGAAGTTCGGTGACCGTACGTCGGTGCCATCAAGCAACGTCCTGGGCTCGGGGTCTGCTTCAGGGTTTTCCCAGATATGGGGTGACCCGAATGTGTTCGGGCGGCTGTATGTCGGCTGGGCACAAAACGGCGTGTTTATGTTTAACCCCTAAGCGTCCAACCCACTAACCAAACCACCGACCCGCCCTCACCGGCGGGTTTTTTTATGGAGCAACGTCAATGACAATCGCGACCACCTATCCATTCTCAAAGTTCCTAATCAAGATCGGCGACGGCGCCGCGCCGGAGGTGTTCACCGATCCCTGCGGCCTGACATCGAAAGGCTTCACCCGCACCGCCAACCTGAACGACACCAACATCCCGGACTGCGATGAGCCCGATGCACCGTCCTGGCTCGGCCGTGACGTGGTCAGCTATCAGGCATCCATTGCCGGCTCTGGCGTGGTGGCGGCAGAGAGTTTTGCTACTTGGGAAGATTGGTGGAACGAAGGTGACACCCGCAACATCCGCATCGAGTTGGGAAGCCCGCCTGAATACGCATGGATCATGCCGGCCAAGCTGC